TGCTGAGGATGTTTTGCAGGACTGGTAGCCCAGCTGGGCCGCTGCCAATAACACGCACAGGCACTGTTACACGGATGATGTTGCCACCACCAGCGATTGTCTCAAAACTTGGAGCATCGAGATAGACACAGTTAGGCACAATTTTTGTTGGGTCGTTAATTACCCGTAAGCCTGTCACTGCTGTCAGTGTGGCCTTGAGGTCATCCATAGCCTCGTTCAGAAGCCCTGTGGCAGGCATTAGGCCACCTGTGGGCGGTCTATGCCCAACAGCTGTTTAATCATCGGTGTCATGGCGCTGACGGGCGCTGAGCCCATACCATCGAATGTGGCAAAGGTGTCCTGCACAGAGCCACGAGCACGCCACAATGCAGCTGCGTACATTGCCGTACCCAACGAAACGTCATGCCCCGGGCTTGTGGTCAAACTATCAAAATAGCCCGACTCTTGCCTACGCCTGTAGCAGAAGTCATTGGCCGCATTTGTGGCCTGTGTAGCAAGTGTGTAGTCATCGCTGGGGTTAGTGATATCTACGCCAAGGTATGTGATCAGCTGCGCTGTGGTAATCCATGTGCAGTTCTGCGTGTAGGTGATAGTGCCAGTAGCTGATGCTGTGCGATTAACGTCAGTGCCAGTACAAGCAAACAGCACCTGATTAGGGATGCTGACATTGCTATTAAAGAGCAAGTCACCTTCTGTGTCTATGCCAATGTACTCATACTTGGGCAGTGCATACACAATAAATGTGCCGTTAAAGGGTGCAGCAACACTGGCAACAGTGATGGATTGCCCCACCTCTATTTCAGTATCGGTCAGTGTTTGTAGCACTGCATAGTTGTCTAGCAGTTGCTTAAAAGTGACTGTGTATGTAGCCATCGGCGGTAGCCGCCTTTCTGACTAGGCGATTACGATGCCTTGAATGAAGCTGGACTTAGCAACGAAAGTTGAGAAGTAGCCGTAGTAAGAGAACGTGCGGCTCAATGTGCTTGGGTTCGCAATGCTGAGAACGCCTTGCTGTGCTTCGTAAATCTCAAAGCCCGGTGCGTAAGTGACAAGCATTGTTCCTGATGCAAAGTTGTTATCCACAACAAGCGTGAGGCCCATGACATCCATTGAGTTGTAACCAAGACCACCAACGCGACCAAGGCTGTTCTGACCAAGGACACCATTGGTGGTGTAGCCAAGAACTGGGCGCTTGTTTGCGTCAAGCTGTGCGCCCAATTTTTCCCATACATCTGGTGACACGCACAAGTGAGTTGGGAAGTAGTTGCTGTCCTCAGCAATTTCGCGTGCTGCGTCATACAGCGAGTTAATCAACGATGTTGGGTCACCAGCGGTAACAGTCCATGTTGAACCTGATGCTGTTTTGCCAGCAACAAGTGCATCTGCTGCAATGTTGTCAGTTGCAATGAGGTACTCACCAGCAAGGTCATTGAGGATGAGGTTCATTGCTGCAGGGTCTGTGAAGTCCATGTCCTGCATTGTTAGGGTGACTTGGCCAGCGACAGTTGCTTTAGTAACTGTGTTGGAAGCAATAACCATGGTTGTAGCAGATACTGCTGAGCCTTCGGTTTGTGTTGCTGCACTGGTGTGAGTCGTGATGGTTGGGCGTACAAAAGTCTTGCTTGGCGTGTTCGGCATTGAGCGAGCACCGAAAGCTGAAACAACTGGGCGCACAAAGTTCAGGTCTTGGAACAAAGGCCCAAGAACTGGCACTGGCAAAAGTCCCGGCGTGTCCGTTGTAAGAACGTCACCAGCAGCTGCTTGAAGTGCTGTTTGCTGATCGCGTACTGCTTCTTTGTATGCAGCGTTTACATTGGCGAAAGTGTCGCCGCCTGCGTGCATTGCTGCCAAGTATTCACCGGCTGATGGCATAGCAAACTTGCGTTTTGGCTGTGCGAAAAGAGCTGATGCTTGGATTACTTCTGGGGCTGGGGTTTCTGACACTTCGGTCTCCTCTGACTCTGTGGGTTCAGGCTCATCGGGTGCCGTTTCTGTATTATTGCTCAAGTCATCCTCTGATGTGGGGATACTCGCTGCAACATCTGTGATGCTAGCACTAGCGCCAAAGGCACCATGCGAAACTAGCGATAATTCTGTCCACGCTGCTTTTTCAATAAGCATGACTCCCTCGTCATTGAAGCTGAACTTGATGGGGTTAATTCCGACACTTACTTGGTCATAGACATTTTCTAGGGCGAGCTGCAGGCTTTCCTCGCCAAGCACTGTTTTGGCCACTCGGGCTTGAAACAACATCCCTTCTGGGGTGTCCTCACGGGCAATGACTGTGCCGATTACCTTGTCAGCTGAATGCCCGACAAAGAGCTTTGGGTTAGGGCCGTCAGTAGGCAAAGCACCGGGCGAAAGCATAATTTCAGTGCCATCAGAAACTGTGGCAATGACGTTATATGGCGCTGCAATACCAGTGATGGTTCTGCTGGGTGTGCCGTCTGATGCGGCAGCGTCAATGGTTACTGAGGTGGCATTAAAGCGGATCATGCTAGGGACTCCTGTGTGTTTTCTTTTGGTCGGTCTGGGCTATCCATTTTGTCAGCTACATAGTTTTCCTCTAGGTAGTCGTCAGTGTCAAACTTTACATAGGTGCCACGAGGTAGCACGTTGTTCATGCTGAGCGTTGAGGCTATGCAATCGGCGTATGGTTTAACGCCAAAAATGTAGAGATCAGCGCGTGATTGTTCACTGCTCGTGTAGGCATAAGCACCAGTGGACACGCCTACAAGGTAGGGGGGAACACCACATAGGCGTGCCAAATCTAAGGCTGAATACTGGGCAGACTCAATCATCAGCATTTTGTCGGGGGTGGCAGTGCTGGCTTCATAACTAAGGAACTCATTAAGCACTGCGGTTTGACTGGTAAGTCGAGCTTCTTGAAAGGCCGCGCCAATCTCTGAAAGTTCTTGAGCGCTTAGTGGTTCACCGCCAGTTTGTTTTAATACGCCACTAGGCAATGATGACTGGGCGTTTTTAAAGCGTGATTGTTCTACCTTTAACGCTGTGGCGATGGTCTGTTCAGAGCTGTAAACAATGCCTTGAATTGGGCTTAAAAATTGAATGACGTTGCGGTAGTCAAGTTCTGCACCAGCAAAACTGATGGACTTAGAGGGTGCAAAAAACACTGGGCCTTGCTCATCCAAAGTTGTGACTGAGCCCATAGGCAAACGCTGAAACTTTGTTGGGTAGCCGTCTTGGGTGCGTTCAAGGACATACCACATAGCGCGCCCATAAAATAGCAAGTCGTCTAGTGTCCATGCCATTAGGAAGTTGTAGGTTACCGCTGGGTCTGGCTGGCGTAGCCAAGACCTAGGGGCCAATGGGATTTCTTCCATCTCGCCTGTGGCATCGTTGTACATTTCGCCGTACATTTTTAACGGCATACAAGCAATCACTGAGGCCAGCAAGTCACGTGATCGAGACACAGTGGCAATGGTCATGGCACGATCACGAGCTGCACCAGACTGGTAGTTATAAAAATTATTTAGTGGGTTTGTGCTGTTCCCAGCTGGCGCGTATCCGACAGCGGCCTGCACTGATGGTGTTGAAATAGCGGCCTTGGTTACTGGCTTATTGAAAATACCCATAGCGGTAGTATGCCACTTTCTGTCGGGTGTGTGTGGTACTGCCCTGCTCATCCCGACAACGCCCAGAGCAGTACCGTTTTTATACTAGCGACTGACTACTACCATCATTGGTTTGCCTGCTTGCTTAGGTCGTGACGCTAAAGCGGCAGCCCAAATAGTGCAGCGCGCCAGCTCTATCGGTCCGGGACTCCTCTTTGAACTAACAGCCAGTTGGTTCGATTGCATAATTGCGACGCTGCGGTTCATGTGTTCGGCAAGGTTTTGCTCACCTCGGTGCACTAATTTTGCATCGTTAATTTGTGCTCTGACCAATGAGGTGTAGCGCAAAAGTTCACCGTAGCCAACAACCTTCGTGCGCCTTGTCAAGGGCAATGGCACGTGGTGTTCTAGCGCTGGTGTCACGGCCAGTCCAAGCAAAGGGTGAGCAGTGCAGGCATCCATCATGGCCTGCTGACACTCGGCTAAGGACTGCACCACAAACTCAACCGACACGTGGACAACGCCAACATCATCTACAGCTGCACGAACAGCGACATAACGTGAGCCGTCTAATGATGAGTCGCAAGCCAGCCAGCCGTTATCGGGGCCTTGAATATCTGACAAACAAGCATCCCATTGACCGGGCTGTAGCCAGCAAGCATCGGCATTGACAAACTGGTTAAGGCTTGCGCGCAAGAAAGATGATCTGTCTGGGTGGTCAGCATCTATCAACATTGACTGCAGCTCTAGGGTTTGCCCAAGCGCTGGGTTAGCCCAACCCCACCATTGCGTATCCATCACATCTACCCCGGGTGGTGGTGACCACTCAGCAAAGTAAAAAGCACCAGCGCGTTGCTCACCAATAAGTGACAGCCCCAATTCTCGATACCTGAGCATGGCCGTGGATGCTTCGGTGCCAGCCGTTGAAGTCATAAGCATTAGTGGTGAGCCACCAGCTGTGCGCACGTTACGGGCCTTCATAGTTGGGCGCAAAGAATGAGCCATGACAGCATCATCTACGTCATAGATTTCATCTACCCAGATCAGGTCTGCCGATAGCCCCATTCCTGCCGATGGTGTTGCAGCTTTAATGAACCAGCGTGAGCCGTCAGGCATAGCCAATTCCATGCGGCCATATCCCCATTTAGGTTTTGCCCCAAAATACGTTTCTAAAATTGGCGCTAAAAATTGGTACTGCAAGTTCGCTAGTGGCAACTCATGGGCAGAACTAATGACGGTCTGAGGCTTACCGCGTAACGCTGCAATCGAGGTTAGCCATGTCCCTACAACGGCCTGACCAAGTACCGTTTTTCCATTCTGACGCGCCACGGTTACTAGCCCGGAACGATTAACAAGATCACCGTCAGCGTCAGACTCAAGTAAGCCCATCGCTGCGTGCACTTGCCAGTCCATCAACTCAACCTGCATATATTTACGCGCAAACTCAACCACCAAAGGTGCGTACACAGAAAGCCCTGTAGTGACAGTTTCCAATCTGGGCAAAGTCCTACCAGTTACCGCCACGTCAGACCAGTTCTCGCCAGTCTCGGCCAGTTCGCTGCCACTTGGCGTTATCTTGCGTAAAG